CATCCACATCCTTTATCACATAAAGATAAAAGGACATCTTCTATCATACTTGTTTCTAAATTAAAGTAATATTTTATTGGAGGTACAACTGTTACCTCAAGTGCTTCATTTGTGAGAGTTACTGAATAAATTCCATCAGCAACTAATGGTAATGCTTTTTTCTCTGCAGGAGTGATTACTCCTTCAGACAATAGAGAGTCTTCAGTACACTCATCTATCCTTTCAATTTTGTAAGATATATCAGCTATCTCATTATTAGTTATATAGTAGACATCTTGTTTTAATGTCAAAGTGTAGTTTACCATTGTCAAAGAATTGTTAAGTTATTATCTCAAAGATACAAAAAAAGGAGCTTAGACTAATGCCCAAGCCCCCTATTTTAATTATTCAAATGTAGCCTACACGTTAGGGAACATTAGATCTAACAATGATTTTACAGCTGTAGCTACTGCTCCATTTTTCGCTGCAAATACAGTTCTTTGGAATGAAACATCTCCTCTCCATCCTGAGATAGAGTCTTGAGTGTAAGCTACGTTATTAACTGCATAGTTACCTGTTGGGTCTGCAAAATATTGGAAACCTTCTCTTGCTATTCCATTTACAGTACTTACTCTGTAAATACCTGGTTTAGCATTCCATCCACCTGCATCATATTCCATTTGTTTTACATCAATCCCTTGTCCCTGACCATACTTCATTGCTGTAGTAACAGTTGCAGTTCCAAAGTCTTCATCAATAGGTGTTACTATGATTTCAGTTTGTTTTGGGTGGAAGTAATTTAAATTAACACTACAAAAATCTGCAAATGTTCTAGCATTTACTGTTAGTATTAAATTTACATCAGTCCCACAAGTTGTTCCTGATTTAGAAGCAGTTACTACTGCATCTGTATCTGCATTAATTAATGCAATTAATGCATCAACTACAGCAACACAATCAGTTACACAATCTACACCACATTCATCACATCCAACAGAAGGTACAACATAGTTTTTTACAACTTGGTTATATCCATTCAATCTGTATGCTTCTTGATTTCTAATTTCTACTTTAACTCCATAAGAGTTACCACATGCTAGAGCTTCCACTGCTGTAGTTACTACCATGTTTACAGGAGCTACATATATTTGATTATCATAGCTAGATACATTCTTAGCTTGTATATGTGTTCCTGCTGATTTGTTAATATCAGCAACTCCTTCTAAATTCGTTACTCCAACTGCTGCATAAAATTTTGCAGGAATAGTCCCTGTTGGGTCAATAGGAGTGTTATCTGGATAACTGTAAAATCCTATTGCTCCTTCTGCCAAACTAGCTAAAGCAGCTGGTGGAGCAATTACTGAAGGTGCTACTGTTGGTATTAATACTTGAAATACGTCATTTCCTTTACTCATGATTTTTAATTTTAAAATTTGACTTTAACAACTTAGTTTATTTGATTATAAACTAGTTTGTCCTTTTTTATTTGGTAATCTGGAATCATCAACTCTCCTGTAATCATAGCTACTGCTATATCTACTATTTCTGAATGTGTTTCAGAAGGTAAATCACAATCCATACTTCCTACTAGGTTTGTCCCATCAAAACTTTTATAAGTTCCTCCTTGATAATCCTGAGCATTATGTACAAATGCAGGCTTCTTAATATACTCTAAAGATGCATATATAACTTCAAATTCATCTGAAGTAAATATTTTAATTCCTTTATCATAGAATCTTAAATTAACCTCTCTCCAAATGAAAGAAGATTTCTGAAAAATATCTGATTGAGGATCTTCTCCATGAGTTCTTTCAAAAGTTCTTTCAGCAAAAACTTCACACCCACCTTTCTTTATCTTAATGTCTCCCATACCTATATAATATAGGTAATCTGAAGGCAATTCAGCTAAATAATCATTGGTTGGAAGTTTAGATAAAGTTAAACTTTCATCATTAACTACAATGGTTCTAATATCATCAACTACTCTATGACTGATTTCAAACTCAAGCTTTTCTTTAAGCTTAGGTTCTGCCACATTTTTAATAAATAAACCAATAGCCTCATTTAGCTTCCAATCAATCTCAGGAACTTTTAAATTCCTGTACTGCTGAGAATCTATCTTGTTAAGTTTTTGCTTAACATCGTAATGCATTGCTCTTATGTTCATCTTATCAAATTTTTAATGATGGACTACTCTTAGGAATTTAATTTCTCAAGGATAGCTACCTTCATATTTTGGTTCTGTGGGTCTGCAAACCATTCAATGGTTGATTCAAAGTCAAATCCAATCTTATCACTTAGATAGAATATTGAGGTTCCTTCTTTAGTTAAAACATTTCTTTGAATTGCTTCTAAAACTGCAGCTCTCAAGTACAAGTCTTTCTTGTCATATTGAGCATATTTTAAAAACTCATCTGTTCTATTTTCAATTAGGTCATCAATCTCTACATCAATGAAATTTTGGCTTCTACCCTTTACAGATTTCTCTGCTAAAATCTGAATAATGTTAGCTGAATCTCCCTTAGCAAGTCCAGAAGCTAATTTATAAGCTTTCTTTTTCTTTTGTGCTTTGGTAGCTTTGATTGTAATATCTTCTTCCTCATCATAAATTACATGAGTGGCTTCAGGATACAATCCACTATTCCAATCTTTCAGGTTATTTGCCACATATTTTGAAGCTTTTAAAACTTTTACTCTAACGAAATCTAATGCTTTTTCATCATCAAGAATCATTGTGCTATTCTCTAGCTTAATCCTCCCCATTGCTGAGTTCCAAAAAGGATGAGGTTCATCTTGTTTAAAAACATTAGTTAAGTCTACGCCTAACTTTTTTCCATACTTTACTGCTTCTTCTTCAGTCAAGCCAGTAGCATAACCTCCTTGTGAGTGGTCATACAGTGCTTCAATTGTGTGTGGCTGTGTAAAGGCATCTTTACCTGACTTTCCATGCCATCTTTGGATATCTAGTGGTCTTACTTCTATTTTCATTTTATACTTTTTTAATTATACTTTTTATTTGTTTACTCTTAGGTTATTTAAATAGAGAGTGAACTCAATCACTCTCTATTAATGTTTTCCTTTAATCTTAATTTCTTGATAAGATTAATTCCCCACATCTGCTAATATCTTCTACATGGAATCCTGCTTGTTTTTCAACATGCATTTCATAGTAGTTACCAGAGTGACTCATTAATTTACCATCATTAGGACCATAAGGATTGGTTAAACCAGCAACATACCCTAATTTGTATGACTTGTTTTTATTTACAATTCTACAGTTTGAGTTTTTACCCTCTCCTGAGAAATCTAAAAATGTAATTCTTTGTGATTCAATTGGGTAACCTGTTACAGGGTCCAATTCAAAGTTAATCTCTCTATCATCATATAAAGGATTGTGGATCAATTCTAATTCAGCACCATTAGCCATTCTGTACTTAACAAATTGGTAACCTGCTGCTAAAGAATTTGAGTTATACTCAGAAGAAGTTTTCTCCATAAATAAGTTCTCAACAACCTGAATGAATCCAGTTTTTTGTGCCCAATCTTGGATAGCTCTGTGGAAAGAAATCATTCCATATTCTCCAGAATAACCTTTGATTCTTCTTTGTGCTCCTGGCTTAACTCTAGAATAGAATATACCCATTAAATACTCTTCAATTAACCTTGCAGTTAAGAAGCTATATCTTTGTACATGAGAATCTTCCAATTGCTCTTGTAAACCTGGTCCTGTTCTTAATGGTCTACCATTAGCTGAAAGAACTGTATCTGTACTTCTTGAGTACCAATATCCTCTTTCAATTTCTCTGTACCATTGTTGCCAGTATTCTACCTCAGCATACTTCACCCAACTGTCATGGTAAGTACCATTAGAGTCTGGAATTTTCACTGCTAAAACCTCATCATGAGCATCACCAGTTACTTTGTATTTCTTTCTGAATCTTGACATTCTATTCTCTAAAGTAATAGGCAAAGAGTACTGAGTACTACCTGATTGAGTTTCAGCTTCTGCATATTGAGAATATAATTTACCCCATTGTGTTCCTGCAGTAAAGTATTGAGCAGGTACTCCAGCTTGTGGATTGTCAGACATTAATCTAACTACATAGATGAAACCTTTTCCTGAAGGAATAGCTTCTTCTTGTATACGACATTGGTACTTCTTGTTAGTTGTTCCTGGAGTAATAATATCTCCTGGCTCATACCAACTTTCATCCAATTTAATTTTGAAGGTACTTTTAAATTGACCTTGCATTGTAGAGACACCTAAACTATCTAAAACCACTAATGGTCTAGAATTAGCACCTCTCATTTCCCATTCCCACATTGAAGAATTGGTATTTTCTTGTCTTCCCTCTTTGATAGCCATTGCTGTCAAAGGATTATCTGAATACTTTTCAGCAGTAAATAACTGCCCTACTTTAGATTCAAACTTATCTGGCTTTGCAATTAGAGCTTTACCTAAGTGGTTCATCTCTGTCATGTTTGCATGCCAAGGCATTTGTTTGGTAATTAATTTACTACCTACTACTCCGTTAGCCATAATTCGCTTAATTTAATTAATATTTATTTTCCTTTTACTACTAGAAATGGTCAGCCAAAGACCTTCTCTTTACAGTCTTACCTGTAGTCACTGGTTTTACAGTTTTCTTCCTTTGAAGATTTTTCCTAGCTTCAGTTGTTTTCTGAGTAGTTTTGGCTACTACTGTATCAGAAATGTCAAAATCATTAGCTAATAATTTAGCTAATACTAACATCTTACTTTTGTCTTTTAAAGCAGTTTGTAACTTGCTTTGAAATCCTGTAACATATTGATTTTTACCAACCTTAACACTAGGTTTAGTTATAAAAGCATGTAGACTCTTTTTCTCTGTAGGAGTAAATTTAAAGTTGTCAATTTCATCAGTCTCTTCTAATGTTTCTCTGACACTATTTACAAACTCTGCTTTCTTATCCTCTAATGCTTTAGCATTAACTTTAGCTTGTTCTTGTAAATCCTCTTTAGTCTGTTTTTCGCTTTTTGTTAATTGGCTATCGTGCTTCTCAGCATATTTCTCCAACTTACCACTATCCTTAAGCCACTCAATCCTATCATCTAAGTCCTCTGAATCTAAATTTTCAATGTTCTTATAATAATATCTGCTAACTTTTTCTTGATAGATAGGGTCATCTAAATCACCTGATGGTCTCCCTGTATTTCCTTTATAAGTATTAAAAAAGTCAGAAGTTGTACCTCCTTCTTTCTTAAACTTTAAAAATGCAGCTCCATCATCATCAAGTTCTTCCAAAAAACCTTCAAGAGCTTCATCCACTCTTGCTTCTATTTCCTTATCCTGTAAATCAATGAACTTATCTTCTGTTATTTCCTCTCCTTCTTCTATCTCTAGATTCTGGAGTATACCTGACTCTTTCATCTTACTAGCAATAGAGTTGTAATATCCCTGTGCTTCTGCTAGTGTTTTTTCTTTCTCTTCTACAATAGTTTCTCCTGTTTCTAAGTTCTCCTCTGTAGTTAGACCAAAAAATGCATCATCTTCTTCTTCTTCCTTTGCTACAACCTTAGGAGCTTCTTCTTCCTCTTCCTTAGGTTTTGGTACCTCTGGTGCAGGTGTTACTGCTGTTTCTCCTATTCCAAAGAAATCTCCTGACCCATCATCCCAGGTAAAATCTTCTAATGCTGCTGCTTGTTCTACTTTTGTGCCTTCTTGTTCTTTAGGGTCTGCTGTGCCTTGTTCCATTTTAATTCAAATTTAAGATTAAATATTAATATAATTCAAGTTTCATTCTTAACTATTTAAAGATTATCCCTAATAGCTAAATCTATTTGCTTGGTTTGTTATTTGATTGTTTTATTTTTTTCTCTTCATTACTTAGTTTCTTTTTGTCCACATCTTTCTGATGTTCAAACTTCTTTTCATCTAAGTCTTGTTTTCTACCTTTTAAGTCAATGTCTGCACCACTCTTATACAATTCAAGTACATCAGGTACACCATCATTATCTATATCCTTGTCTTCATTGAATCCCATAGATAACATAGCTTGTTTTTGCAAGTCAATTGCACCTTTAGCAGCTATTTGTTCAAGAGTGTCTTCTTGCTCTCTATCCATCTTCTCAATCTCCCACTCTCTAGCTTTAGCATCATTCTTACCTTGCTCTTGAATAGCAGCCAACTGATTTTGTTGGTTTTCTTCTCTCATTGCTTTCTCTCCTTGAGCTAATGACTCTTCAGCTTCTTGTATTCCTTCAGCTCTTACTACCTTAATAACATCAGACAATTTAATAGCATTGTTCTGTTGTGCAGCATGTGCTAATTGTTTTACAAGTTCTACTGCTTGATGTGCTTTAGCTGAGTTAGTTACAAAGATTCCATAAGTAGAATCATTCAATAAATCTGCATCTATCCTTAACATAAAACTACTCATATCATCTAAAACATAACTAATTACTTCTCCATTAGATTCAGAATAAGAAATCTTAGACTGTTCTATTAAAGCTTGTAATACATTTCTTTTCACATGATTGTGCAAGTCAAAGTAAGGTTCTAATATATAATTGTTCTGAGTAAGATTTTGTTGTGTGTTTGATACAGCTGCAGAAGGTGGTGTTTGTCCTAGTGTAGCATCTGTAATTCCTACTGATTTACCACACTGATCATCTATATATCCTGCAAGTTCTACATATTTTTGTATATCTGACATCAAAGACATGTTCATCTCTTTAGCCATATTGGTTACATCTAGTCCTTTATTTCCTTCCTCATTAGGATTAACCCAACCAATCTTAAGTGCTTCTGCATAATACAACCACTTTTCAATATCAATACCTGCTGACCTTGGAATTGCATTGATATTCATCAACATAATCTTTCCTTTATCAGAAGCCATTAATAACTCCATTCTATACATTATAATATTATAATAGTATTGCCACACCTTCATTCTGTCCATTAATGAAGTTGTATCTGAATTTAAATTATCATAAGCTGCACCATAATAAGGTAGCTTACAATGATACATATCATTTAAGTCTTTAAACTGACCTTCAACAGGTTGCATAAAAGCATAAATATCATTCTGTATAATATAAGTTTCATAAGTTTCTGGAATCCATTCCCACTCTATCTTTATATCTCCTGCTTCTGGATTCTTAACATAATCTTCAGATACAATAGTTAATTCTATTTCTCCTGTTTGTGGAGATAAGAATGAAAGAAATCCTATTCTTCTTAAGTCTTTCCAAGTACAATGGTAAACAGAAGATGTATCATGTCCATGATTATCTTCACTTGATGA